AACCCATGATAGGGCCAAGTTCTGAATAAGGATTGAGAAACCTCATTTTTATATCAAAATCCTCGATGCCTGGTATGTATGTAACTACCGCCTGTTTGTTTTCTCCGGTAGTGATTGAATTCAAAGGTTTTTCAATTGATTGGTTCTGTGTCTCAGGATGACCGGAACTATTAAAGTATGCGGAAATGAACTGCATTTTCTCCTGAGTAGTTATCGAGCTAAGCGGTTGATCAATCGATTGATTATTATACTCCGGATGATTATTACTATTGTATTGTTTGCTGATAAACTGAGCAGTTATAAGTTGCTTTGTTTCCCTTGTCAATTGAGGATTAAGCGGTTCATCTAATAAATTATAATTATCGCAATGACAATGATCCTGAATAAACTGCATTTTTTCCACAGTTATTAGTACTTTAGCCTCTACGGTACTAATGGTGGCTAACGGCTCATTCAATAGATGGCAGTTATGGCCAGAACCGTGATAAGTCATTAACATGTGTTTATGCATCTCCGGGGCATAGCGTTTTATACCACCGGCTATCCTTCTTTGTGTATTTTTAGATAATGGCTTACGATTTTGTTTCCGTATTTTTTCATTGAATTTTCTCCCAAAAATTGAAATACCTTCATCTTCCAGGTCAATGAAATCACGGCAGGCTACCCATTCTCTAAGATTAAAGCATCCGTTTTCGTGATTACTTTGTTCTGGCCAGCAAATATCAACTCCTGTTGCAGTGAATATTCCAAAGAATCTATTTCTACGGGTAGGGCAATCATAATCTGCAGCATTTAAAATCCGATATTCAAAATTTGGATATCCCAATGCCTTAATAGCATCCCTCCAGCGTGCAAATTCTTCTCCCTGTCGTGCCTTGATTGGATTACCTTCAGAGTCTGTTGGTGCCCACTTCAGGAACTCCGGTACATTTTCAATAAAGATTACGTAGGGGTTTGCATGAACAATATATCTTTCAAGTTCCCATCCAAGCGTATAGCTTCCTATGTCCTTGTTACCACCTCCCTTTGCCCGGCTATGTTGGGTACATTCAATGGAAGCCCAGACAATATCTACCGGTTCCAGTTCCAACACATTCTGAGTCCGGATATCAGCACGATAATGTTTCGTCTCGGGATGGTTCTTTGCATTACATTCAATAGCTTTTTTGTTGTGATTTAAAGCCCAAACAACTTTTACTCCTTCCACGGACAATGCTCCTGTTCCAACCCCACCACCACCGGCGAATATATCCGCAAATGTTACATCTTCTTCGAAATTCATTCTTTTTCCTCCTTCTTATATTTTTCACCGCAAAATGGGCAAAATGTATAAATCATTGATATCGTGAATTTCAATGTTTTATTTCCTTTTTTATATTTTCCTAAAACAGGATTATAAGGAACTCTGTCACATGACGGCATTAAAAATGTGACGTTTTGAAGTTCCACATTGTCTACAACTTCACAATCAGGATTCATTTCTAACATTTTTTCAGTTAGAGTTTTTTCAATTCTTTCTAAGCATTCACACATGATAATTAAATTTAATTGTTTGATTTATAGTTGATTTCAAAATATCAATTTCTTATTCCCCTTCAGGGGTTAGGGGTTCTTTCTCAAAACGGTATATCTACCTCCGGAACTTTCTCCCCCGGTGCATTTACTTCCACGCTTCGTTCATAATCAACATCAATCAATGTCTTCAGGATATTATAATTGAACATGTAGGCCGATGTGATTTTTTGTTTGGGCACCATCTGCATTCGGGTGAAATTATTGATATTTACCGATTCCCCATCAGGAGTAGGTGAGGCAGTAGTACCACCAATAGTCTGTTCAGCCACTTCCCATTTAAATCTCGTGGAGTTTGTCAACCCTATGTATGCCTGGTTCGAATCAAAGTAAGCACGAAGGCTCTGACGGCTCAGGCATTCATCTTTACCTATAGCTGAAGAATACAGCGCAAATACCTCTTCAAAATCAATGTAGAGTACTTTCGTATCAAAAGGTAGATCCACTTCTTCTGTCCTCTTTCCACTGAATAACCGGGTAACTTTAGTTGCCTGGTTAATCTTGATTTCACGTCCGGCTTTTATCTTTCCTTGTGTGATCAGAGTGGATATCGTTTGGAAATAGGTCGAAAGTTTGTTCGTCGAGGATATCCGTTCGAGTTGTGTCAGTACTTTTTGTTGAGCCACCGGTAGGAATTCTTCATAAGTGAATGGAAGCTTCAGGTGTGGTGCATGGAGTTCTATTAACCGGCAGGTGGCCGACATTAGCGCACAGGCATTGATAATACGCGTTAATCCTTCCGTGTTGGTTACGCTTATACGAACTGATTCCTTGAGCTTCTTGGTCTCCTGTGTCAGTATGCTCAGGTAATGTTTTTCATACAGGGGTCGGAGTTCCAATATCTGAAGCAGTATATTCGAAAGACCGGTCTTTTCGTGTCCTTTTAATTTTTCAAAAATCTCTGTTTCCTCCTGGGTGAAATCCCCGCCTTTTCGGTAGGGCACATCGCACATGATACACCTGTTTGATAAGGCACCGTCATCCTGTTGGGCAGCCTCCTGTCCTAGCAGTACAATACTGGCGTAAATACTTGAACTATCGAGTTGTTTCGAACTTACATCCTTCACCTTGATCTTACCCTCACCATCGAGTGTGGCAGCTTTCAACCCTTGGAATTTAGCCTTGCTGATATCACGGTCATTGTATTCTTCCATCACTACCGGCACATTCCTTATTGATTCCAGGATCATAAAGAACCCGGCATCCGAACCGGTGTTTAAATTGAATGCCGGTGTGGTGTCGGCCATGTATAGGTTACGGATCGATTCAGCTATCTGGGACTTACCCGATGACGTAGGACCAATAAAAAACAAAGCGGTGAAGTATCGGCGCATATCGAAAATATAATCCCTGAAAGCGCATGTAATAGCGAAAAGGGTCGCCCACTTCCCATTGTCACCTACCGAATACACCGAGTTCATCAGTTCTGCCCAGGTGTCGAAGCTCAGTTGTTTTTCAACCGGTATATCACGGTACACAAGATTTCGCGCCTGGTTGAAGTTGCTGTTGTCTCCATCTTCCGATATCCGTATTTTTGAAAACACAGGTGAATAATAATTATCATTCTCATGGCTCACCAATCCAAGCTCATCCACCAAATCAATCTTATATTCATTATCCACCTTATGGAATATCGCATTTCCAAAAGCAAAGAAGCCCCGGGGGTTTTGTCCGAATACCCGGATAGCCTTGCAATACCTGAAACCATAACTCATGGTCATCCATATACGCTTGTATTGATCTGCATTGCCAAAGAAGTTATAAGGACCTTCATTGACTAATTTCTCATGAACCTTTGTTAACATCGAGAATACACCTGATTTCCATTCAACATAACGATCCAATGTCGGATCAAGATGACAAAGTTGGATAACACGCTTATTATTGGCATCGTCATTCTCGTTATCGTAGACATGCAAAAGCGGTTTAATATAAAAATCGGTAATAGAAGAATGGCTTCCACCTGTGGGGTTTTTAAACATGTAGCTGCAGAACCTCCCTTTCTTATCGGACAAAGGATAGAATCCCCAACGTTTGTAATTATCAAACATCACTTTATCATTCTCAATGTATTTGGGAATAATTTCAAGATCAACATTCAACGTATCGTTTAATTCTCCAAGGCGTTGATTATCCAATAAGGTCTTATCCTTTTTCTTTGCCAGAAATGGTTTGAGTACTTTATCCAGGGCAGTGACTTTAAGGCCGAGCTTTTTAGCATATTCATCAATCATCACTACACGAACTGTAGCGTCGATATCTGATATAACTTCAGCACAACGTCCCATGATCTCACCCTTCTTGGTACCATCAAAAGTATCTGATAAGATCAGTTGGTATTTGTCCGTGTAGTAATCGCAAAAACTTTGAGATACTTCTTTTTCCTTGATGACAGTTTCAACGGAAATATCAAACCCGTTTTTGTGCATATTTTTCAATATTACCAACTGCCTGGTATCACCCGATTCTTCCGTGGGCGCTATATGCATTGAATCGTGTACCGTCAGGGTGCTTATTTTTCCCCTTAACGACTGTATATCGCTCATGGTAGGATTCCCCACTACCAATATCATGGCACTTTCTGAAAAATCATTTATGAAATCTTTCTGTTCAAACACAATTTCGCAAACCTCATCTTCATACGATTCCATCAATTCAAGTGCATCTTCAATGCCATAGAATCCATGTTTCCACTTCTCAATCTTAAGTTCCTTACTTGGTTTAATCCGGTCCTTAATGATTTGTATGGAGGTATTGAAGGTATTGGATAGGCGGGTAGCATACAGCTCTCTCTTGTATTTATCAGGAACTACCGAAACGCATTCACATATCTGATCTAGTAATTGCGCGTTATCAAAATCCGATACTTCAGCGACTTTTTTGGCATCAAAAAAGTAATCGATAAAACTAAGTTCACGGTTGGCCAATAAAATATTCAGGTCCTGGTTAATGGTAGCCTTGGCAAAGTCATCAGGGTCTTTCCCATCCGGAAGAAGTATAGCCTTCACATCAAACCCGTGGGATAGTAATGTTTTGGCATTGGCAATCGAGGCTTTCAATCCGGCACTATCCGGATCGTACATCATCACTACCGTATTGGTGAATCGTTTCAATAACCGGCACTGGGGATCAGTGAGGGCAGTGCCTGAACCCGCTATGACATTTCTAACGCCTCGCTGG